CTTGGTCTAGCTGACCATTGCGCTCACATAGCTCCTTTGAAGAATCATAAATGCTCCAAAATCCCTCTGAAATTGGAGGAACAATCAAACCACCCAAGTGTTCTCGAAGATGGACTTTGGCAAATTCTGCTTCGCTCATTTGTATGTTTGTTCATAAGCCAAAAAACGGAATTTTAACATACAGATTTATGTATCTTAAATAGGCAAGATGGTGTTCGTTATGAATAACATGGATCAAGCTTGGGGCGACATTGGCAACGAGCCGGTTGCCCCAGTCTTGCAAAAGCCAAAGATGGCACCTAGTGTGGAAATCATATTTGTTCAAGAGAACATCAGAAGCATGCGTGTGGTACTAGACCAACTTAATTACAAGTTGATCATGTTGGCCAATAACCAAAATTTTACAGAAAATCATACTCAGGCGATCCGCGAGATCGAGGAGGAGATGGAATTCTATGAGCATGTAATCGACGACATGACAGAAACATATCGTAAACTTTATAAGGAAGTGAATGCCACTAAATTGGCATCGCTCAAGGAAGAACGTCAAACTATGACAGAGAGCATGGATCAACTCATGGTTGATCAGCATAAACACTACAAGCTCCAGAAGGAGCGATTTGAATCATGTAAGCATAAATATGGCAAAAACCATACTCGTTTCTTTCCAGAAAGAGACCAGGAGTTTATTTACAACCACCGCGCTGCGAATGAAGCAGCTTGGAATGAGTGGCTCATGCTGTATAGTCAAAGAGAGATCCTCACAGAAGAGATTGAATCTATTGACCCAGATGATGCCGACTATTAAAAACGGAAAATGAAACAATAATTTTTTAAATTATCAAAAATGTCGCTGACAATCGAACAACTTGAGAATGAGTTGACTCTGCTAAAGAATCAACTTCAAGAGAACAAAAACGCAAGCGAAGATGATGATCTTTCACACGATGAAATGGCTGCTTTTGATTATATTATTGAAAATCTAGAGCAACAAATTGATCTATTAGCAGACCTAATTATTCTAAGGACTAGACGAGCAAGAACACGCGATGAAACAGAATACTATTCTGCTGAGGAAGATACCTCAGGAGGATATACTGGCGGAGATTCTAACTTCAATGACGGAGATTATTAAAAACGGAAATAATTTTTAAATTACAATTTGATTTCAACTAACAAAATGGAGGCTATTCTGCGTACCGCTATGCAAAGCTTGGACAAGGATGTTGTTGTCAAGGTCTATCAAGACTTCATCGCATCTCTTACTCAGGTTGAGGAAGAAAATACAATCAAGCCTATTAAAACTAAGGCAAAGAAGGAAACCCCAAAGGAGGAGAAGAAGCAGAAGCGAATCCCTCGCATGTCAGCAGTAATGCTAAAGCAACTACAATCTGAATTCAGCAAGGCTGATATTGATGTAGATTTCGATGACAAGAAGCAGACCGATAAGGTCAAGAAGAACTTTGTAGCTTATGTAGACGATCTCACAGAAGACGATTTTGCTATAAAGAACCTTGCGCAGCATATGCGCGACTTCGCAAATCTTCAGACAAAGAAGACTGAGGAAAAGGAAGAAACACAAGAAGATACAATTCACAAGCTAACTCTCAAGCAACTACAAGCAATTACTTTGCTTTCTGAGAGCGAGAAGCTTGGAAAGGGAGTCTATTGGGATGGAGACAGTGGCCGTCAGGTTACTGGACCAGACCGAGATGACGATGAAGAACTTGATGAGAAGACATTCAAGAAGACCAAATACATTGTTGGCGATACAACTGGGCGCATCTATACAGATGATGACGATCAGGAGTTCGTTGGATATATTGGTATCGGCAAGTTCAAGGAAATGATTTAAAAATATTAAATTTTTTATTCGTCCCAAAATGTTACTACACAACATGGGAAACTATAAGCAAACCATTGTCGTACACCAATATCATGAAACAATATACGGGGTACATGAAGCTTTTTTAGACTTTTAATAATATGCGGTTCTCCATGAAATTGTTTCCACATGTGATCAAGACTTAATTCATAATAATTCTTTGGCCCCCTGAAGTTGTAGAGTTGAGTATGAACAAACTCACGATTGTCTTCAACCAAGCTACCTTCTTTCATAATTAATCCAGATGGACCTGTAATAATCTCTGGTTGAATATCGTATACATTTTCATAAGCAACTTTACATATTGTCCTCCAAACATTCTGCCATACACTCACAGTTTCTCGAGAATATGTATTATTCTCAATTACAATCGGAATCTCGATCATTGTTTAGGTAATGTTGGCATCGTGAAAGCGAAATCCGTTTGCGAGAAGAGTCTACGGACAAAAACATAAATTGGCAATCCCCAAAACGCAAAATATGGTAAAAAGAATCCAAGTGCCCCACCAATTATACTTTGAAAGTAATCATAGGTTACATAAATCGATAACATATAAAGAAAAAAACCAGCTGCCGTAAACAACGACCACCAAATACTTGTCATCAGAGTTGTTACATGTTGCTTAGGCGATAGATTATCTGGACCATCCATTGGCGGAGCTGAAACCGTAAACATCTTACCATCGGTTACTGATTGTACATTTGGGGCTCCGTTGATGATGTACTGGACCTCCAACGTCTTTTGCTTGTTAGGATTTGGATCCGGAATACCAACCGTACTTGGGCCAACTTTAATGCTAATTGATCCATCCTTTACTTGGGCTTGTAAAGCACTCGTTACATCTGTAAAATTCCCAGCATAACCATATTCTGCTTTTGTTATCTCTAATCCAGTCGCCTCTCTAGCAGGAGGTGCTGAAATCAAAAGAACTTGATTATCTAATAACATTTGACCCATAGTACTGCCTCCATTAATCGTATACGTAACATTCAGATTTTTTGTCTGATTAGGAGCTGGATCCGTTACGTTTAGTGCGTCGGGGCTAACGGTGAGGTTTAGGGTTCCGTCTTTTATATGAGATGAAACCGCCTTTGTAACATCCACAGTTGTTGATCCAGTTCCATACAAGGCCTTTGTAATTTGAATTCCACTCATCCTTATTATGAAGAAAACACGACATTTGCTACGCCACCCAAAACTCGCAAAAAGTTGTACGATTCTACATACGCATGTACATTATAGGTATACGTAAATGTCTGAGATGTGCCTTTGTTCACAATCGTAATCAATTCATCTGGACTATATAACAGCTTACCAGTTTGCGCATCTACTGCGTTTGGATTCGTTACTACAGTTGGATTTGGATTTCCAGCTGTTGATTTCAAGATACACTGCGTCGTAATATTAGTAGGCGTAGAAAACTCCGGTTGAACATATGTGTTTCGCAAGATAGTCTTGTTGAACATAGAACCATTTAGGTGTCCAGATGGCTGAGTAGTATGGTTATCTAAAGCAAATGAATATGAATAAATTCCAGGAATAGATGTCAATGCCTTACCTGTATGGTGCTTGTATGGCTGTAATTCAGAGAAGAATGTTGTTGTCTTTGGCTTAAATCGCTCCTTACCATCCAAAATGAGAGTAGACTCAAGCGTAACATTCTGCTCACTGACTCCACTATTTTGAGCTATTCCAGATGAATACCATGGAGTCATAAATTGAAGCGCAGTTGAATCAAGTGGTGGCTTGTTTGGATCAACCCAATTTGTATAGTTGTCGTAATCGTTGTTTAGTGTACGATCGTTTCTTTGAGCAACCCACACAATTCGTGTACACAAATTTTTCATTGTCAACTCCAAGTCATTGCTTGGACCATATTGCCCCATAGCAGATACCATATCAACTTGGTTGATTATATACGAATGTTCAGTCTTAGCCATATGGATCAACTCTGGCTCAGTGAGGAAGATAAAATTTGCCTCAAGGTATGGATTTAGCTTCCATGTAGTCAATGTTGGATTCAAAACTTGGATTGGCGCAGTAGGATTGTTATACAAAGGGGGTGACAAGAAACGATTAATTGTATACAACGTATTTGAAGAATTTGGAGCTAGTCGGGTTCCGAATGTCGGACTACCGTTCTCTACATCAAGTGTAGTAAATAATTGGTAAATATTTCTTAATTCAACAACAATTTCAACTTCAGAATATTGTAGGGCAATCAAAGGCAAAGCCGCTCCCACATTCTCACAAAACCAAAAATGTAGTGGGATATGAAGGACACGCCCAGGGATAGATGGAGATGCGTAGGCAGTTGAACTAGAAATGGAGTGTGGGTATTGATTCACTCGATCATACGCATTACCTGGATCATACAACTCCGGAATATTTCCTACCATACGATCCAATATCTCCTGCTTGTTTGCGTCCATCTTCAAATTAGAATATAATTTCATCCATTCGCCTGTATGCGTAACAACGGCTTGACCATTAATCAAAATAGATACACGTTCTATCATATTATACCCAATATTCTTCACCCACTGGAATTCATAACCAATAGCAGTCGCATTTGGATTTATGTTTGAATTTGCTCCCGGAGTAATTGGCGACACGGGAGAATATATATCCGGAAGAACAACATGTAGATAGCAATCATGTAACAATTGTGCGTATCGGTCTATCTTTGCCCGTAACGTAAGTGACCCACTCTGCGGTAAATTGATATTTGTTGTTTTAAAGAACAGCTGAAAGTGCTCCATAGCAAAATCAGTATGGCGTTTGTAAACCGATCGAAAATTGGTAAACGATGGGTTTCCAGTTACTAAATGATCTTGGGCTCCTTTGCCCACTAGCTGCATTAATCCACCAGTCATCTTGTTATTAATCTACATATTGAAATCTTTAAGTTTAAACAAATGTCAGAACCAACAACAGAGAATACTGATGAAGTAATAGCTCAGCCACCCGAAGAAGTTGCTAGTGATAATCAAGCTTCTGAAGTAACCATAGATCCAAATTATGTGGTAGCCGGACCATCTGAAGAAGTTGTTAGTCTTGATATTCCTACACAACCAGCACCACCAGAAATTATCACATTAGATGATGTTCTGGCAGATGTAGACTTTATTCGTAAAAAGGAGTTAGATGACAAGATACTCATCGAATCAATTGGAAATCTATCTGCGACATATATCCGAGAAAAGGTAAAACTTTGGGCTCTTTCTAATTTTCAAGATCTATTTAAGATGCATGAAGTAACTATAAATCTGCCTTTAGTTTGTTCTGATGGTGTGAAAAGAACTATACAAGAATATGTAGAGTTTTTAACATCTATGACTATCCAACAACAATTAGAAAAACTAAGATCAAGAATACAAGGATTCAGAATTGAGGTCGCTTTTATGGGGAACAATATATGCCTATTTTTGTTCAAGGTATAGTGTTTCTGAATGGATGTGTTGATGGCAATAAATTTACAAGTCCCCATTTCCATGCCAAATATCCTTCCATAGCTACACGTTGCTGAGTTGTTATGTTTGTTAAGATGACTATTTCTGATATAGTACCAAGCCAAGCACTTGTACTAAATAAATAATCATTTCCGATTGTTATTCCTGTTGCAGTGAATGTTACACCTGATCCTGTTGCTGAAGATACACCATTTACAAAAAATGAAGAAGTTTGTCCGGTTGAAGCAAATGTAGCATTAAAAGCTCCCAATGTAGTCGTCGGCACACTTGTTGTAATTAAATTTACTCCACTTCTACCTATCGTATAATTCCCAGATGAATCTAATATTTGAGCTCCATTTGTTGAAGCTGTTCCATCTAGTAAAAATCTGCCATTTGAACCCGCAATTCTTTGCGCAACCCAAAAAATAGTAAATGGAGTTGGGATACTAAGAGAAGTATTTTTTCCTACTATAGCAGTTGTTGAGCTAGTATTTTGGAATTTAAAATTTGTTGAATCTCCATATATAAATCCTCTAGTATCTGATAATATACGACTATTTGAAGATCTATCAGTTACACGTAAAAGATTATTAAGAGCACTGGTTTGTATATTATAACTTGGTATAGAATCAATCCAAAAAACACAATTTGTAAAATTTGTTGGTTCAAACTTTGGAGCAGTTGGATACAATGTACCCGAAAAAGGATGTGTAGGATATGAAGGTAAACTACTTTTTAGTTCCCACTTGTATGCTAAGTATCCTTCAACTTCTTGTATCTGATCGATTGACAATGTTCCGTTAAAAATAAGTAATTCACAAAAGTGACCAACCCAACAATCATTTAAGGTATGGATATTCCCAATACGCAATCCTCCTGCTGTTGTATTTGTCCCTACATTCCCAGAATTTTGTTGTGTACCATTCACATATAAAACTGAACTTGTACTATTAAATACTGTACTCGTTATTACATTAGTATCATTAAATGTGCTACTCGGAACAGATAATCCGGATCCAGCAAACATAGTATATTGTGCGCCATATATGGCTATTCTGTTTGTACTATTCAATCCATCAAATATATATCCATCAAAAACATTTGTACTCGGTATCTTTCTCCCTACAAAGAAAGCTGTTATAGGCTGTGACAATATAATAGAAGTACTCGATCCCAAAGTAAAGTTTTGCGCACGCGTTGGATTATAAAAAGAAGGTTGCGCACCATTGAATGTATTATTTGGATAGGTAAATCCCGATGCTGCTCCTAAACTCCAATTATTTGGCGATTTGTCTCGTATATTAGTTACAACCCCACCACTTGTCGTTACAGTTGACGGATCAGCAGCATCTATCCATAAAGCACAAGTTGATATGTCCAAAGGTGAAAATTTCTTAAAAGAAGTTGGAGTCTCCAGATAAGTATAAAATGAAGGAAATGTATTTTGAATAACATTTAATCCCCATTTTTTTGCTAAATAGGAATGAAGTCGTGCTCTTTCTGTATTATTTAAAGCTTTATTATACAAAATAAACTCATAATATGTACCATTCGCAAGACGATTATCATATACTGAAGTAGCTGAACTTATAGATGCGCCTATCATTGGAAATGCACTAGCATCTGATGTATATCGATCCGCAAGAGCTCCTGCTGTAAAACTTGGAGTTACAGGAGCTTGGTTATAATAAAGTAAGTTAGATGCTGTTGATATGAGTTCTACTATTCTTCTACCTGTTCCAATAAAAGTTGTACTACCCACAGTTC